CGCAGTGTCAATCACAGTTAAAGCTGGATGTTTAACGTATGACATCCCACAAGATGCAATAACAGGGCTATCTAAAACTAAATTCACTGCTGATGAAATACTACACATTAAAGGCCCTTCGACTGATGGCTTTATGGGTGTTTCACCTATTAGACATGCAGCTAAAGCGATTGCATTAAGTATGGCAGGTGAGCAACACGGTGAAGAGTTTTTCAATAACTCAGCTACACCTAATGGTTATCTTTCAACACCTGATGAACTTAGCCCTGAAGCAGCTGAAAGGTTCTTGAATGCTTACAACGGAAATATGCAAGGTCTACGCAACTCAAGCAAAACTGCGTTATTTGAAGGTGGTATGAAATGGAACAGTATTGCTGTTAATAACAGAGATGCTCAGTTCTTAGAAACACGCAACTTCCAGAAAACAGAAATATGTTCTATTTTCCGAGTCCCACCACAAATGGTATTCCAAGAAGCAGACGTAAAATACTCAAATGTTGAACAAGCTATTTTAAGTTTTCATCGTGATACGTTAGTTCCGTTAATGACTCGTATTGTTAATAAAATCAACTTACACCTAGATGCTGATTTAGAAATTGATTTAGATGACAGACATTTGTTACGTGGTGACAGTAAAACTCAAGCTGAAGTGCATAGTGCTTTATTCAAAATGTCTGCAATGACAGTAAATGAAATCAGATTAAATTCTGGACTTGAAGCTATTGACGGCGGTGATGTATTAGCTATTGCAACTAACAATACGACACTAGGCCAACTTACTGACTTGGATCAAATCCAATCATTGAACATTCAAAATATCCCACCAGCACCAACTCTTCCTGAGGCGTAATATGAAACAAAAACAAGTTAAGTTCGAAGTAAAAGCTATCGATACAGATACTGGTTATTTCGAAGGCTACGCAAACACATTTAATTTTGTAGATTTTGCGGGCGATGACACTCAAAAAGGTGCTTTTTTAGCAACCATTCAACGTCATAAAGAAAACAACACAATGCCAGCAATGCTTTGGCAACACAAGCATGACCAACCTATTGGTGCTTGGGATGAGATGTATGAAGATGATCATGGGCTATACGTAAAAGGGCACTTTACTTTAGGTGTTCAACAAGCTGATGAAGCATATGCATTAATGAAAGATAACGCTATTAGTGGGTTTTCTATTGGTTATTCTGTTGTTAATGAAACATATGACGCCAAAACAGGTGTTAATTACCTTAATGAGCTAAATCTACTTGAAACATCAATTGTCACATTTCCGTGCAATGACCAATCACGAGTTACTGTTGTTAAATCACTTATCAACAACAATGAAACACCTACTGAGCGTGAAATGGAAAAAGCTCTACGTGAACTAGGACTAAGCCGCAAACAATCAAAATCATTCCTTGCAGATGGCTATAAGTCATTCCTCCCACAAGAAACTCCCATTGAAACCCCAATTCCAGCAGAACTAAATAATATTGTAGAAACAAAAGCAGCCGAAGAGTTACTTAATCTACTAAGAAATATAAACAAATAAAAATAAAAAAAATGCTTATGTTTAACGATTGCTAAAAACCATTTCTAAATTACTCCTAATTATTTAAAAAATGAAACCGCCCTCCGTGGCATATAACAAGTCGAATAATCGACGTAAAAACAAGTATAAAAATACGGAAACCCTACCTCAAATGTAGATCAATTAGCGGGATGCTATGCCATCAATAACTAACGAAACACGCTGGATGCTGTTGCGGTCGTTATGCATTTCTTAAATTTCCTTTCTTATACATCACACCTACCTAAAGGATTCAATGATGGACCAAAACGAACTTTTCGAACAACTTTCAACTGAAGTTACTGCAATGAGTGAAAAACAAGTTGCTGACTTAGCTGAAGTTAAACAATCCGGCTTAGATGCAATCGCAGACGCCGCTACTAAAAACAGTGAAATTGTTGAAAAACAAGCAGCTGAACTAATCAATTTACAAACTCAAATCTCTGATCTTTCTGATCAACAAGCAAAAGGTAATTTCTCAATGGAATCAAACGCAAAAACTTTCGATCTTAACGCTGAAGTTAAGTCTCTTACATTAGCTAACCCTTCACAAGACATCCTGTCTAAAGGTTTAACTACTGCTGATCAAGCATCTGCTGGTGTTACAATCCGCACTGCATACGCAGCTGGTATCGTCAAACCATTACGTGAAAACTCTGCATTCTTATCACGCATAGCTCACCAATCAGTAGCTAACGAAGATTACAAACGTCTTGTTAAAACAGGTGATGCCGAAATGCGTTGGGGTGGTGAAAACGTTTCTAACTCTGCACTGGGTAACACAGGTGTTCAATCTTACGCTGAAGTAACTGGCACATTTGGTAAAGCTGAAGCTTATCCTTTTGTTACAAGCGAAATGGTTAATGACTCAGCGTTTGATCTAGTATCTGAACTTTCTGAATCTGTTATTGCTGAAATTGGTGCTGGTGTTAATAAAGCTGCATTGAACGGTGATGGTGTTAAGAAACCTCTTGGTTTACTACAGCGCACAGCAGGTGCTGCGCACGAAGCATTTAGTGCTTCAGAAATTGGTGCTTCAAACGCATTACCATCAACAACTGCTAACACAGTTAAAGCTCTACGCAGTATTGTTCGTAGTGTAAAAACTGGCTATCGTGCAAACGCTGTTTGGATGATGAACGAAGAAATGCGTGATGCAATTGCTGGTAAAGTTTATTCAGATGGTCGTAGTATCATCAATGAAGACGTTACGGAAATGCCAGATGGCAAACTGTTAGGTAAAGAGATCGTAATTGATTCAGAAATGCCTAATGGTGTAATCGTATTTGGTGAGTTAGCTAAGGCGTTTACTTTCTTAACTGTTGAAGGTTTAGTTGTTCAACCAAATCCATATGTTGCTCCGGGTAACGTTCAATACTACCACTCACTACGTGTGGGAACAATTGTGAATGACGTTCAAGCAATCGTGATCGTAACATTGAAAGCAACTGCTTAATTTTATAAATTAACAAAGCTAGCAGTGCAATGCTGCTAGCAATTAAAAGGAGCAAGATATGTATAACATCACGTATACATCTTCAGATTGCCCTGTTGAATTATATGACGTCAAGAACCATCTACGCATTGACCACGATGAAGATGATTATTACTTAAATGACTTAATTCATGCCGCAGTCTTACTAGCTGAACACCAAACAAATCGACGTATCCGCTTTTCAACAGTGCAAGGCTATCTTGAACAAGCAAAAGGATGTGTTTTCCTCCCATACGGAAATACGAAAGTCGTTGGTATTCAAGTTAATGAGCAACTTCTAACACTACCAACTGATTATGTTGAAGATGCAGACAGAATTGTTTTTAGACGAGAATTTAAAGATGTAAGAATTGATTTTGATTGTGGATATAAAACAGCTGATTTACCAGCTGATATAAGACACGCATTATTAATGCTTGTCGGCACAATGTATGAAAATAGACAAGACGTTACTCAAGGTTTCCAATCATATAAAGCAGCATTCAGCTCATGGGCGTTGCTAAAACATTATAAGATATGGTGATTATATGAACTTTGGAAACTTAAACAACAGAATACAAATCCTCTCAAAACAAACATCAAGAAACTCATTTGGTGAACAAGAAACCATATGGAGCCCTACAGAGACGCTTAGATGCCGTGTTATTGCTAAACAAACAACAAGCACTGACGGTCAAGTAACTATTAACGCGACAGAGCTTTCTATTACGTGTCGTTACTCCAATAAAACATCAACTTTATCACCTGAGTCAAAGATTATGTATAACAACGAGTTGTATAGCATTGATTCAGTTGTAGATAAATTCCAAACAAAAGTTCAAATCGACATAACTTGTAGTCGTGTCATAGGAGGCTAAATGATCACTTTCTCTATGGAAGGATTCAATGATCTTAATGACATGTTAGCTGATTTAGGCACTGTTCTTGGCAAAAAAGCAACTCGAAAGGCTGCTCGTGCTGCTATGAAACCAGTGCTTGAGGAAGTTATCAAGACAGCTCCAGTTGATAACTTACCAGATGACGTTCACTTAAAAGATAGTTTTAAACTGTCTGTTTCAGGTAGAACTAAAAAACTAGCTAAAAAAGGAAGTGATACTTTCTTAACTGCTTCAGTAAAAACATCAGGTAAAGAAGTCAACAAATATGCTGCTCTAGTTGAATTTGGTAGACAAGATTACTCAACAGTTAGACGCAATGCTTATGGTAAACCAACCAAAGCGTATGAAGTTAACGTTGGTGGCTTTGAATCTAATCCGTTTATGCGTTCTGCATTAGCTAAACATGCTGATCAAGTAGTTGAAACATTCGTTCAAGGGTTGAATGACGAGATTATTCGTATTCAAAACAACCGTGATCGTATCGCTAGTTCTGCTATCAGATGCAAAGAACGTAAAGCTAAGAAATATGCTAATGGAGGCTAACAGTGTTTATCATTGAACAACACATTATTAAGGAAATAGAACAGCTTACTGGTATGAATTGTTACCCCAACTATCTACCAGAAGGTGCCAAAAAACCCGCTATTGTTTACAACACAATATCAACTCACTCACATAAAAACTTGAGTGAAATCAAACACCGCTCTGCAACGATACAACTTACGATTATCAGTGATACGTATTCGGCAGCAAAGATATCACAACAAAAAATACATGATTTCTTTGAATACTATGAAAACGACGACAGTTTTTCGTATGTATCAACAACAGTAAATAACATAGTTGATTTATATAAACTTCAACTCAATCAAATAGCTATCGACTTAGGCATCCAATACGTTGTTAAGTAGCTAACTATCTAAACCTATAATAAAAATAACAAAAGGTATAAAAATATGAAATTAAGTTCAGGTAAAGGCTCTACTATGAAATACGCTTCAAACTGGGATGTAGCTACCGCTAGTATTACAACTCAAATTGAAGGTGTAACAGCTCTTAGTGGTTTCGAAGTAAATGTAGAAGTTCAAGAAGCTACGCTTTTAGAAACTGGCGCACAAATGAAAGCTACAACTAACGTAACTTATGGTGATGTTGAAGTTGCCATTCTTGCTGATGGTCTTACTGATCAATGGTCAACATTACACGCTCTAGCAATTAGTGAAACTCCTGTTTCAATCTTGTGTCACTTCTCAACTGGTAAAGGCTATGATGTTGAAGCTAACGCAGTAATTACAAAAGTTTCCCCAGTAACAGAAACAGGTGCATTAAATGCGTATACGTTGACATTGAGCGTTTCAGGTATTCCTGCATTCACTTACACAGCGTAATAAAAAAACCTCCTCTGGATGGGGTTTAGCGGCCCCATTTTTCTTAAAGAATAAACAGAGATAATAATAAAAATAATGAGGAACAAAATTATGGCAAAAGTAAATTTCAAAAAACTACGTGAAGCAGCTAAACCCACTTACAAAACCATTCAAGTCGAGTCACTAGACAACAACGAAGTAACAATCAAAGCACTTAACGTTGTAGAACTAACAAATGTATTTCAAGCAAAGTCAGATGGTGATCGTATGGTCATGGCAGTAATGTTTGGTGTTATGACAGCAAAGAAAGAACGTGAATTTAAAGATAATGACTTCAATGTTGTTGCTGAAATGGATTCAACTGCAATCATCGAAATGGGAACCGCAATCATCGAACTAAGCAACGGTGACAACGCAAAAAACGACTAAGGGCTTTATATCTTAATACCAATCAATGCTTAGATATTATGAGAGTAGCTGATAGATTTAAGCAGTTACCTTCTGTTATCAAAGCCCTACCAAATCATGAATTCCAAGAAATGCTCACTTACATCGACAAAGAACCACAAGGTGCAAGAGCAGATGCATATTATATTGCTAGGCAACTTCAACTTACATATCAACTAAACGCAAAAGACCAAAACAAAATACCATCACTAGAAGATATTATTCCGTGGACTAATCATGAAATGCCACCTGAGTTAATGACTGAAAGTGAACGTGGTGATGTTGAAGATAAAGAAAATATTGAATTCATGAAACACATTGAAGCTTTACAAAAGCAACAAACCTAAAGGGAGCACTTGCTTCCTTTTTTTATATCTAAAAAACAAGCACAGGAGAATATTATGGCGATTAAAGCAGCAAGCGTTAAGGTTGATCTAGAAGCGAACTCAAGTAAATTTACTGAAGCATTAGATCGAGTTCAACGCAAAGCGCAAACGTCTAGTAATGGGGTCATTCGAAGTCTAGGTAACATGGAAGCTAAATCAAAACAGTTTAGTGACAAGATGGCCAAGACTTTAAATGCACCATTCAAAGCGTTTAAGAAACAAATGGCTCCATTTATTATCGCAGCAAGACAAATCAAGAACACACTAAAGAACTTAATGAAACCATTTACTGATTTAGCTAAGAAAATAGCTGGTCCATTTGTAAAAGCTTTTAAAAAGGCAGCAAGTGCAATGCGTTCTTTTAGTGGAATTCTGCGAAAAATAGGTGGGGGTGTAACAGCAATAACAGCAATATTCACAGCTATAACAATAGCATCAAGTAAAGCATCATTAGAAATTAACGCATGGGCTGAAACGCTTGGTGTTGCTTACAAAGAAATGAATGAACTTACATACGCAGCTCAAGTAAATGGTATTTCAATAGATCAACTTGGTGATTCAATGAAAGATTTGAATGCTAAGATCACTGACACTGCTAAAACAGGTATGGGCTCGCTAGCCGACTTCTTCACTGAAATCAATCAAAAAGCATCTGATTGGAATAAACTATCACCAGCAGATCAACTAGTAGAATTTAGTGAACAGTTATCTAAAATGGATGCTGGATCACGACTATTCTGGGCAGACGAAATTAATGGTGCAATGGCTGAAATGGTTCCATTGTTATCTAAAGGCAAACAATACTTTATTGACATGAGACAAGAATCAGAAATGTTTGGTTCAAGTGTTGGTGGTGTTGAACAACTAAAAGAAATCAATGGCGTATTAGCTCGTATTAAGTATGGCCTACGTAACTTCTTTACTGGTGTAGGTGCAAATGTTGCTCCAGCTATCCTAGAAGCATTTGACTCAGCTATGGTTAATTTCAAAACAAAACTTGAAGCAATGGGTAGTGGTGATGCAGGACTTGGTTTTGAGAAATGGGTAAATGACTTCTCAATAAGTGTTATTGACGGAATGATATCAATGATACAAAACGTAGATGTTGTTATCACTAGTATCAAGACAGCCTTTGATTCAGTTACTAATGTTTTAAATAACATCAAAGATTTACCATTTATGAATGGCAAAAAATCATTAACTGCTTCTGCCCAGTTTGATGGTAATACAGGTGATATTACAAAGGCTGATAATTCTTATAAACTAGTTAAAGCATTCGAACGTAGACGTGATGAAGAGCAAGTAATCTTAGATGGAATGAAATCAGGTTGGAGTGCGTCTGTTAGTGAACAACGTGCATATGATGCACAACAGGCAAAAGTTAAAGGACAAACATATAACATCAGGCGTGAAGCTGCCAACAGTGGCATATCAGCTCGTAATGTTGATGGTGACACTATTAGTGTGAAGTTGCTTGAAAAGTTAAATGACAAGATTGATAGGGCTAATAGAATAGCAGCTGAAAAAACAACATCTACTGAACCCAATAGTTTCGTAACTGCACTAGAAAATACTAAAACTTCTATAAAAACTAAAGCAGCTAGTCCTGATGGGCAAGACGGTGATCATGCAGTTCAACTGTTTAAGCAATCACAAGTTGACGCAGCAGCTGATGCAACTCAAAAAATACATGACACTTTTAACAACGTAGTCGCTGGCAAATTCAAAGGCTCAGTAATCGCACTTGATGAACTTAATTCTGCTCAAGCCAAGTATAAAGCTAAAGCACTTGAAGACTCAGATGAAATAGTTGAAATTGCTAAATGGGAACAGGAACAAATAGAACTCATCAATGCATTCAGTAATCGAAATATTGCTCTTGAACGTAGTCAAACTAAAAAAACTGCATTAGAAACAGACCGTTTATTAGCACTTGAAGGTATTAAACTTGAAGCAGCTGACAAACGCAAAGTTGTTAAAGACAAAGAATCTAAAGATCGTGAAGATGCTAGAACAAAAGCTCAAGAACGCTTAAAGCTTATTACCGATTCAAGTAAAGCAATACGTGATATGAAAGTTAAGTTTGGTCTAGTTGAAGAACAAGATCGAGCAACTATACATAGCAATGAAATGAATGATTTAACTGAAGCATATGACAACAAAATAGCATTGTTGATGTCTGCTCACGTAGTTGAACTTGATTTAGTTAATGAACTCAAAGACGTTAAAATGCAAGCAATGGATGATCTTCGTGCTAAACAAGAAGAACAGAATGAGCTTGATACGTATAGTAATCAAGGCACAATTGAGTCATTCCTTGCGTTAACTAGCGAAAAAGAGAGCATTCTAGGACAACATGCATCTGTTGTTAGTGGTTATAGTAATAAAGATCTGTCTACTGCTATGAAAACAGAAGATGGAAAACTTAAACTTGCTATGGCTGGTGGTTCTCAATTACTTGCAGAAGCAGCCAAAACAAATAAGAAAGCTTTCCAACTTCAAAAAGCAATGAATATTGCTAATGCTGTGATGAATACAGCTCAAGGAGCTACCCGCGCTCTAGCGGAGGGTGGTCCATATATGGGGCCTGCATTAGCTGCAATGACTGTTGCTTTAGGCGCTATTCAGATATCTACAATTTCACAACAGCAATGGTCAGGTCAAGCACATGACGGTATTGATAATATTCCTAATACTGGCACATGGAACCTAGAGAAAGGTGAACGTGTCACTGATAAAAGAACCAATGCTGACTTGAAACAATACTTAGCGGAGAACAATGGTAAAGGATCTAATGGCGACATTAGTGTTCAAGCACCTATCACTATTCATAGTGCTCAGATGAGCAATTCAGAACTAATGGATGTTTTACGCGAACAACCAAACGAAATGCGTAAATTATTTCGTGATGTAATGTAATGTATAAGGCTCTTAATTGAGCCTTTTCCTTCACTGAATATACTGAGTATCTCTTGTTATAAATAATACACATAACAAGAGGACATATAATGAAAACACTCCCACTATCAGCTGATTTGTTTATTACAGAATATAAGCTTAAATCAGAGCAGCCAGCGTATGGCACAAAAACAAAAACCAACAATGGCAAGCGTAACCCAAGAAGTCAAAACTATCAATTTTATACTGGTGACGTAACACTAATCGCATCTAGTAAACGTGCAGTAAGAGAACTAGCTGCATTCTTAGATAGCCTACAAGGATCAGTTACTCCATTTATGTTGCAACTCCCTGGTCAAGAAACACTTAATGCAATTACTGGCACACCTGCACTTTTAGCTAATTACACATCAAAGACTAAAGACGTTGTTATTGCTGGCTTTAGTGGTGAACTGGTTGTTGGTGATAAGTTCACTCTACTTAATGATGAGAAAGTATATACGTTACTTAACTCAGGCACTGCTGGTGATTCATTTAGCATCAGTCCAAGTCTACGCAAGCAACACAACATGAGCCGACTCGCTTTTAACCCACCATTTACTGTTCGTTTAAAAGACAACAAGTATACCTTAGATGTCGAAAACATTAGTTACTTGAAGATTAAATTACAATTCGAGGAGAAACTATAATGGGTAGCTCAAAGAAGCCAAAAGACAGTAATTACATGAACATGGAATCATTACGTAACCAACCATGGGTTCGTAGTGCATATGAAACAGCGACAAACTCAATACTTAGTCCTGATGTTGAACTAACACAAAAGCAAGCATTATATGTATGTGGTCAACCTGTTGTTATGGTTGAGATGTATTTCACTAATCACCCCGTTCTTTGCTTAACAGGTTACGCATTAGACTTACGTGTTGATAGCCGAACATATAAAGCAGAAGCTGACTTAGAAAAAGTATCAAGTATTAGAAGCTCTGTTGAAATCAATAAAGACGGAATGTCTCTTCAACTATCAGCAACTCGTGATGAGATTGTTTCTATTCTAGAAAAGAAAGAAGCACTTAACGCTAAGGTTGTTGTTTACTCAGCTATTTTAGATCCAGATGATAACGTTGCTGCGATGTTTAGTATTCACAAAGGTCGTATTAAAACATCAAAACTAAAAGATGACCCAATCAAAGGAACAGCTTCTATTACAATCAAAACCATCTCTGTATGGGCTGA